ATATAGTTGGTAGTAACTTGACCTTGACGGAGCAAGCTTACCTTGCCACCAAGCTGTACCTCGTCTTTGTGCCAATTGATGTGCTGTCTAGTTAAATCTAGATTCACAACATCATTTAACAAAACTCCGATTGGTCTTGCGCCAGAACCAGTTGCTGCATAAGTAACAACTGCTGCTGCATCATCTAGTGACTGACCAGAACCGCCTGTTGATACCGACACAACACCACCGCGCTCGGCTGTGGTATTCATGAAGAAAGAGATATCAGTTAAAAGTTCAATACGATGTGGTTTAAGAGCCATTGTTATTCTCCCTTGTTAAGTTGCTTGCCTAATCTATTGTACACAAATTCTACTAGAGCTGCACGTGTGGCTTCTGTTGAAGATTCAACGTCAGACTCAGTTTCACCAACACCAAGGTCTACTTGATCTGTTTCTTCAACAGACTCTAGTACTGTCTCATCGACAGGATCGGTGTCTTCTGATGCTTTCATCTTGTCTTTTTTCTTTTTGTCTTCTTCTTTATTTAGCCATGGTGGCATTTTAGCTGCCCATAGACTTGTGATAGCATCAAAAGCATCATCTGATAGGTCTTCAAATTTTTCAATAGTAGCATCGGCTACTTCTGAATCAAAACCATTACTTAGAAGAGAAGCTTTGCGAGCCATTTTCTTTTCTTTCTTCTTTGCTTCTTCTTCTTGCATTTTGTATCCGGCAATGACTTCATTAGCAGTTTCTAAAGCCGCTTTGAGATTTTTGTTCTCTTCATCTTTGGAATCTTCATCTTCTTTTATCTTCTTAGCAGCTTCTTCTTTTTCTGCTAAAACTGTTTCAAGTTCTGCTTTTGTTGAAGCAATTATGCCTTCAAGTTCTGAAATTTTATTTTGAGCTGAAACAACATTAGCATTGGCATTAGCAGCCTCAGTCATAAGTGTTTCAATTTTTGATTTTAATTCTGCTACTTCGTTGTCTAAACTCATAGTATTATTCTCCGCATTTAAGTTGGACTGATTGTATGTTACACCTGCTATTGATAAATTTTCATTTTTTTCGTTATTATTTATTGAAATTATTTCATTATCAAAAATAATGCTATCTGGATTTGCTGGTTTATCAACAAAACCCTTTCCAGAAAATGTGATATTTCTCAATACTCTACCAATTTTATAATTATCATGTTCTCCTAGACCGCCATAGGATCTAAGAAATTTAGTTAAATATGATGTCTCTTCGTTTCTTGCTAAAACTTTATAATTTCCAGTAGTCTTATCAATTAAACCATAATCAAAACCCTTAAAGAAACACTCCATACTAACATATTTAGTTCCATTTTGTATTTCATCTATTAATTTTTCGGCTCTTGCTTGAAGTTCTGGAATAGTAAAAGATCTATAAATTACAGAGCCAGTTAATATATGATATTTGTTAGGCAAATTATCTACTGGAGTATTTTCATCAATTAAAATTCCATCTTCTGTTATTGGCCAATTAGCAATGATATGACCAATAATAGTTTTTTCATCATGGTCTAAATTGGTTGGCTTATCTTCTGGTGTGGATTTAGCTGACCAAACTTCTTCTTTGTCGAAAATATCATCATTCTTATTCCAAGAAGAACTAACTAAAATAGATTGAAGATAATATAAATCATTATCATTATAAGAAGCTAAACTTTTTAATTTATTAAATTTAGGTTTACCTGAACATGGCTCAACAAGAGCCGCATAAGAAACTGATGCAGAAGATGAGATTTTTGATTCTAGGCCGTCTGCTATTTCTTGTTTAAATATTTTCATAGGTTTTCTCCATTATTATCAATGTACACCGATGAATAAAAACATGATTTAGTATGTCGGTATTCTTCAACAGATAATTCCTTGTTTAATTCATTTTTAATATTTCTAGTATATTCAGCATATTCTTTTAGAATAGGGTTATAACTAATATCATTAATATCTTCTAATAAAGATAAAACTCCAGCTTCTGTAATATTATCAAATGGAGTTAAACCAAATAGTATTTTAGTTTTGATTTGTTCTAGTTCAGAAGTCTCTAAATTAGATAAACTTCTTAAATTTTTCTTATTAAAGAAATCTAGCAGGATAGGATTGAGTATTTCGGAAATCTTATCTTGAGCCTCATTGGCCCAAATCATTAGACTAGCCCCTGTGCGGGGTTTGAAGGTTTTTTGTTTTCGTTTTTTAGAATCCTTAGAAGTTTTTGGCCTACCTTCACCTGGTCTCTTGGGCAAAGATTCTGGCGAATCTTTTGCCAACTTTGTTGGATTTGGCTGGGCTGGTTGTCTCATTTCTAAAGAGGTTTTTTCTCCGGCTTTTTTCTTTTCTAGTTCAAGTCCAACTTGACTCGGAGTAGCAGTGCCACCTTGTAGCGCAATTTTCTTAAGAGAATTTTCAATTTGTGGATCGTGCCAAGGACCAGATTTCCTAACCATTCTTTCTGATGTTCTTTCTTTTGATTCTCTGTTAAGTCTATTCTTTTCAATATCTGGATCCATACCAAATTTATGTTGTATTAATTCATCACTAATTAAATTGCGATCAGCTAATTGAATGAGTAATGCTTTTTCAGTATCTTCATTACTCAAATCCATTCTGTCAAATTCTAGTTTAGCTGAATATCTGAATCCCATAGCTTTTTGAACTAGTTCCATTTCTTTTTCCCAAAAATCTATTAATATATCTCTGCCATATTGTAGTCTTTGAGTTAAAGTTTTTAGACTAATAAAATTATTTGTTGTACCAGAAGCTCCGAAAGTTCCAGTTAGAGTTGGAGGAATTCCAAGACCAGCATATACAGCATTCAAATGTGGAACATATTTGCCCTCACCTAAGAATTGATGTACATTAGTTTTGCTTTCAATTAATTCAATATCTGGACCCCACACAAGATCCATTGTGCCACCACCTACATTATTCTGTAGCACATTTGCGAGCTTTGCTGTGGCTGCTTTTGTTGGAGCGATTTTATGCTCTAAATTACCAAGTTTAAAAATTCTAATATTAGAAATAGCACCATCTAATGCTGACATATCTGCTAATTTTAGTTTTTCAATAACATTGATATCATCCATAATGGCATATATCATTGGATATGCCCATGTTTGCCAATCGTCTTTTTTGTAGTGATAAACTATTGTTTTGTCTGGATCTAGAGGATATGGTTTTTTTTCTTTTGCTGCTGCTAAAATTGCAGATGGTAATTTAGCTATAATTTTTTTCTCTGCTTCTGTTTTAGGGGCATTTATCATTTTTCTTAACGATGGTGGAATAAGTAACTCATATGTTTTATTATTAACAAATGAAGATAGAGCACCAGCACTAACATCCACACATGTGGATCAATCAATGTATATTTCCAAGGAATCTCTCTTTTCTCTAACTGTACATCATCTATATCATTAATTTGTATATCGGCTTCACTAGTAGCTTTATACATTTTATCAACAGCTTTTAAACTTAATTTAGCTGATTGTTTATGTAATACAACATTACCTGTTCTATAGATATTATTTAAGAATCGTTCACTGCGATCTTTGCCTTTGATTTTTCTAAACCATTGTTTATAAAATCTTTCAATTCTTTTATTTTTATGAGTAACACGAACTCCCTGAACTGCAAAATCTCCCATAAGATCGATTACGTTTTTAACCAAGCCGACTCTTTGATATATTTTATCTGCTTGGCGTATAATTTCTTTGGTGTGTTTTGATATCGCTTCGTGTGGACGAAAGTAATCATAATCTTCTCTAGTTAATCCTGGTCTACTAGAAGTATTTGGTAATACATTGCTAAAATCAGCACGATAGTTATCGTATGCCCTACTTCTTTGTATCGTGGTAAACTCATCAAGTGATTCTGATGCTGTTGTTAACGCTTCTTTTTTAGATATAAGATCGTCAGACCATGTAACATATGCCTGTTCTGGAACAATGTTGGCATTTGGTATATTGGATGAGCTTTTATTGATTTTGGCCATAATATAATTAGTAATTGAATTGTAATGTGAATGTATTTGATATAGTTATATTATACACTTA